CCAGAGTGAACTTCAGCAACTCCAGAAGTTTGAACAAATCCACCGTCGTCTAATTTTCCTAAATTTCCGCCTCTTAAGTTTTGAGCAAAGCCTTTGATACTATCTCCGTAATCTTCTGGTATTTCGTTATCTCCGAATAAAAAGAAATTAGCAATTTTAGCAGCTCCATTAACAAAACTTCCTACAGCTTCTAAAACTGTAGCAAAAAAGTTTTTAAAACCGTTTACAACTCCAGCAATTGCATTTGGATTTGACATAAATGCTATCGCTTTATCTATGAATTTACTGACGCCTGAATTGGATATAAGATCAGTGAAGCCTTGTTTAATTTTTTCTATCAACGCGGCTAATCTTTCGTTAGCTGCTCCTGAAGCTAAAGCTTGGTATTGTTGTTTTTCTTGTTCGTTACTAATGTCTTGTAGTGTACCAAACTTCTTTTTAGCTAATTCGTATTGCTCTTTAGCTGATTGACCTTCTTTTGCTCCTATCTTAGATAAGAACTCTTGCTTCTTTAACATGTCCGCCATCGTGTCCCTAGTCATACCGAAAGTAGACGCTAAAGACTCTGCAGCAATTCTGTTCATTCCTAAGAACTCTTCAGTGCTTCCTACTTGTTTTGTAATTTCTTCAGCAGCAGTAACTAAATCGTTATTTAAGAAGGCTTCTCTTGCTTTGTTTAAATTGATTTCTTTGCCTGTCAAGATTTGAGCTTCCATCTCTTTTGTGATAGACGACTCGTAATCCAAGAAAGAATCTGCAATTGAATCTAGTTGTTTTAATTCAAGACCCATTGCTTTAGTTTGCAATACAGCTTTAGTAAGTTTTTCTGGATACTTTGCAAAAGACAATCCTAAATAGCCTCCTAAATTGCTAACCTCTTTTAATACGGCTTTATAGTCTTGTGTAGCTAATCCTGCTTTTTTAAGATTGTTTACTTGCGCAATTACATTCCCAACAATATTAGCTGACTCTTTTCCAGTAATTACAGAAGTTTGAGCTATATTTGCTTGTATATCTTCTTCTAAACCTAAGACATCTTTTAATCTTATATTGGTGCTAAGTATTTCGTTAGAAAGAATTGAAGTAGTGCCCAATTGTTTGCTAAGACCAATTTGGGCTTCGTATAATTTTTTAGAGTTTACGAAAACATCGTTAGTGTTGTTCGCGTAATTGCTAAAGTTGTTTGCTAGTTTTTGAGATTCGTCTGCGCTTAAACCAAGTTCGCGGCCCATTTTTACGAACTGAGAATTGGCATTAACCGCCAAATCCATGAACGTAGACATCATATCGACCACTCCACCAAGCAATCCACCAACTAACGGTATTTTTTCTAAAAATCCGCTAATTGGTTTTGTAAGATTTTGAATTGGACCTTCGGCTAATTCACCGCCGATTCCCTTCATTGCGCTTCCTAAAATACCTGCTGCGCTCTTAAATACATTAGATATTCCTTTGCCTATTTTACTTAGTACTACGGCTAATACTGCTGGATCCGCCAAAGAGGAAACCGCACTTTTAAATAGAGAACTCATTCCGGTTCCAAAAACCTTGAATTTGTTTCCTACGTTTTGTAAACCTTTTTGTAATGTGTTTAGTGGAGCTTTTCCTTCTACTTCTCTTTTAACCGCTGCAGCTTCTTGTTGAGCTTGAAGTTTTCTTGCTTTAGTTATCATAGCTTCGTAAACCTCTTCTCCGACTCCAAGTTTTTTAGCAAAATTTTCTGCTAAGATTCCGGTTAATCCTATAGAGTTACGAATCTCTTTTTCTTTCTTTAATTGAATGTCTAGTTCTTTTCCAGTCAATTCTGCAACATCTAAGCTCTTTTTTCTTGCTACATACTCGGCTTGTAAAGGAGCTAATCCTTGTTGTCTTCTTTCTATTTCGTTATCTATAGATTGTAAAGCTCTATTCGCTGCAGCAATATTTCTGGCATCACCGCTTGCTTTTGCATCGTTTAATCTTTTTTCCGCGTCCTGCCTTGCTTGTAATGCACCTAAGTATTTATCAGCATCTTTTAGTTGATTCTCTGATAATTTAACTTGTGTTTCTGTTATCTTTGCTCTCTGTATAAAAGATTGAGCTGTTACTCTATTTATGTCGCCTTGAATTCTTTTAATATCCAAACTAGAGGTTCTAAAACCATCTATAGAAGATCTAACCTTATCGTAACCGTTAATTAGTTTGTTTAATTCTCTAACTTGGTCTTTAATAATGTCGTTAAAGTCTTCGCCTTCTCTAACCAACTGTTTTAATCCTTCTTTGAGCTGCTTTATATCATTTACTGATTGGGCACTTTGAGATGGACCTCTTTGTTGACCTGAAGATTGGTTATTATTTTGATTTTCGTTTGACATGGCTACAAATAAATATTTAAGCCTTAGGTTTTGCCTTGCTTGTTACATAAGAAGGTTTTGACTTAAGATTTTGTTTAACCGCATCAGGCATTTGAACTTTGCTCTTATCAGTTTGCTCAGTAATAACCTTATCGTTTTCGTTCTGAGCTTCTTGCAATCTATCTAGGTGCTCCTTTATCTTTTTTATATTGAATTTCCTCTTTGGGATATCCATGTTCCAGACCTCAGTATAATTGAAACCTCCTCCCCCATGATAAACGAGGTCGAAGACTTCAGTCATAAATACGCCTCTATATTCCGCTCCCGGGAAAAAAGAACTCGGCTGTCATTGGCAGCTCGTCAGTGACCTCCTCTCCACCTTTAGTAGTAAAAGTAATCTTTGTGTCGATATCTGGAATAACGCTTTCGATGAATCTTCTTAATTCGATAGAATCTCTTGAAAGTAATGCGCCTGAGTCAATAAAGTCTCTAACGGTCTTTGTAGAATAGTCTCCGTTAACAGATGTGATTTGATGTTTTAGCTTTGTAGTCAATAAACCTGGTGCAGCTTCTCCCAAGTTCTTTTTCATGCCTTTCATCTCGTCGTCGATTTTTCTATCGTCCGCAATAGTTAAGGCCTTAAAAGTAATGGAGTTTTTAGTATAAGGCAATTCGAAGCTGAATTCGTTCTTTTCGTTGAATAACGTGGTATCAACAGCCTTGTACTTAACAGATTGTAAGTCACCCTTTACAACTTCCGATTCCATAGTATTTGGATTGAAGTAGTTGAAAGAGTAGTCTTTACCGTAAGCTAATATTCTAGCCGCGATAAGGATAGCGTTCCTGTCGCCCAGGATCAGATCCTCGTAGTTTATTGGAGTCTTAATGATAGATTTAAGCATCTTCTCAATGGCTAAGCCCTGACGTAACAGATTCGCATTGGTGAGAATGTCTTCTTCTCTTGCGGTCATGTATTTGATTTCAATTTGCCCTGATGCTAAGGGAGAGTCTTTTGGGTATAATAAACCCTTTGAAGGAAGATCTACCATTTCGGTAGGTACTGTAAACTTTGATTCTGACATGTAATAACTATTTTAAATAAATATAAACTATTAAAATTTCCTGAAACAAAAAAAGACCGCGGTGAGGCGGTCTTTCTTTTATATTCGTTATTGGTATCTTAGAAGTTCAAGATAGCGTAGTCCATACCCAAAGTCAAACTAATTTCTGTAGGATCTGATGTAGACCAGTCGTAAGTTCCGAAGTTTGTTTCTTTGATGAAAGCGCCCTTGCAAATCCACTCTGATACGATATCTCCAACTGGACCTAAAATTGACAAGTTTACGTCTTTCTTGTAGAAGTCAGAATAACCGTTTCTACCAGTTACAGACTCATGATGTAAACGTACCCATTCCATTACAGCCTCTTGACCTGATGGACTGATTGGATTGTATAAAGACAATGTAATGTCTCTCCACTCAGCTTTTCCTTTAATCTTACGGTAAACGTTGATATGATCTAATTTGATCTCGTTTAAAGTAAGACCTGGAGCATCTGCTTTTTTGATCATATATGAAGGGATACCGTCGATGTACATTACAAATCTATTCGATACTGTAGGTTCGAAAGCGGTAAACATTATTTCATTTGGGTCTAATACTGGCATTTTTTAGTGTATTTAGTATAAATATTACTTTACTTATTTTTTCTTCTCAGCCGCTTTTTTCTTGTCTGCAGCTTTTTTGTCAGCAACCTTCTTAGCTTCCGCTTCTTTCTTTTTCTTTTCTTCAGCAGCTTTTTTATCGTCTTTAGCTTCGTTTAAGCCTTTTGCTTTCGCAGCAGCTCCGTGAATGCTTGCTAATTTAGTATACAATTCAGGATTTTTCTTCTTTAATTTATCCTGCCATGCAGCGATAGCAGCGCTAGATGCGGCAATTCCACCAACTCCTGCTAAAGCAGTTAAGATGTCCATTACTGGAGACTCTTCTAAAGTTTCGGTTTCTTCTACCTTTGTTTCTTCGATTGAAGCTTCTTCTTTGATCATTAACTTAGCTTTTACACTCTCGTATAAACGTGCTGGTACTTTAATTCTAATGATTGTATTATCGTTCATTTGATATTCTATTTGTTATTATTGGCCAAATGTTGCTCCTGTAGGTAAAACGTTGAAGTCTAATTGAATAAACTCAGCAGTCTTAGTTGGTTGTAAGTAGATAGATCCAACTAATTGGTTTCTATCGATCACATCAGGAGTGTTATTACTGTCGTCCATTACTACTTGGAATGCATATAAACCTTGTCTTTGTTGTACTGACTCTAAGTAAGGGTTAACTTGACTTAAGAATCTGTTACGAGTAACTTGTGTGTTAGGCTCGAATACAAGAGTTTCTGCAACTTGACCAATGTAGTCTTTAAGAGCAATCAACAATCTTCTAACGTTAACTCTGTCTAATGCAGAAGGTTTTTGTTGAAGTGTCTTTTGACCGTAGATAACCGTACCAACTCCAGGGAATGTAGCGATTGGGTTAACAGATCCTTGATATACTCTGTCTCTATCGTTTGAAGTTAATTTTCTTTCTGGTTGTAAAACTGTTGGTAAACCACCTCTGTTTAAACCAGCTGGTGCCCACCATTCTGCAGCAACTCTATCGTTGTACTCGTAAGCAGCTGGAACGATTGTAGAAGCTGGGATAAAGTTTAATTTACCAGTCTCTCTTGATCTAACTTGTACCCAAGGCCAGTAAGTAGCTGCGTAAGAAGAATCAAATGCAGTCACTTGAGAAAGCAATACTGGGATAGATTGGCCGTAACCAACCATATCAACTACTGCGATACTGTCGCCTCTTGTTTGAGCTGTGTTAACAACGCTAGTAACTTGACTAGGAGAGTTAACGTAAGTTAAACCAGGAGCATATATAATGTTAAATTTGTAAGCGTCTTTGTTACCTAATAGGTTGATAGCTGTGTTGTAGTCTTGGTTTCTTACACCTTGAATGTTTCTACCAGCCACTGAACCGTCTGCTAAACCGTTAGGAATATTTTCGAAGAAGTTAACTGCTTCTACGCCGAATGAACCGTAGATAGCTCCAGTTGCACCACCGAAAGCTCCGTTTACTGAACCAGATCCTGCATTAGGAATTGATGAAGTATATTGGTTTTGAGCTTGACCGTAAGTGTTGAAGTATCCAGGAGTAGCTGTGTTAACAGTTTTAACTCTTACGTATCTACTGTTGTTTTGGTAAGAACCAGTAGTTTGTAAGTAGTAATTACCCAAATCGTCTGTAGCAACTGTTTGAGTTTGATCACCGATTACATAAGAAATGTAATTGCTTTGGTTAGGATCTAATGACAAACCGTTCCATGTTTCAAGAACTGTCTTGTTATTTTGATAGTCGTCACCGCGTCTGATGATAATATTGAATTGGCCTGAACCTGTATCGTAAGCAGTTACCTCCCAACGTACGTTAGCTGAAGAGCCCGAAATTAAAGATCCAAAAGATCCTGAAGCTTCGTTGTTATTCATTACTGTACCAACTGATAAAGTCTCAAGAACAAAAGCAGGAGTTCCCGCTAAGTTGTTGACACTCGCTGTTGCTGGTGTATAAGATCCAGATACTACTCTTGTTACCAATAAAGAAGTTCCTCCTTGCTCAAAGTAATTCAAAGCAGCCATACTTGTTAAGTATTCGTATGCAGCACCTCCAGAAACGAAGGGAGCTCCAAATACAGCTTTGTATTGAGAGTAAGTAGTTACTAATGTTGGGATGTTAACTGGACCAGTTACTGTAGGACCTACAATTGCAGCGCCTGCTGTTACTGGACCTGAAGTGATCTGAGATAAATCGTTTTCTTGTAAGAAAACTCCTGGGCTAATTAGTGTTTCGGCCATTTATGTCGTTTTTTTTCTAGTAATAAATATCGATATTTGATTCAAAACACTTTAGCTAATTTCACCGGTCTCCGTATTTATCGAGACTGCGCCGTATTTAGATCTAATTTCTTCGAAGACTTGCTTTTCTTTTACCCTAATTTCTTTGATTCTTTTCTTTTGTTCTTCCATATCAAGTTCGATGCTCATTTTTTGGTATTCTAATTCTCCAAGTAAGGCAGCGACTTCTAAGGCGTCCGATTTGATAAGATTAATTTGTTGTAACTCTTCTGGTGTAAGCTTTTGTTCCATAACTAGATTTACTATAAATATGTAAGAAAAACGGCCCACTTTTTAGGTGAGCCATTCTCTTGGTATGAATATTCGTTATTCTTCTATTTTGATCAACTTAAAGAAAGTTGTATATTTGCCTTCTGACTCAACGTTTTCTAATTCGTCTAAAGAGAATCCTTTGTGTTCTAACTCTCTGTCTTCGTTTAGTACAGCGTTAAACTCGTTCTGAAATTCTACAAAGTTAGGATTAATGTCTCTTGAAACTGTTTGACCTTCTTCGTTTGTTACAACGTTGATGTACATTGGAATAGAGATATTACCTTGTTCGTCTGCTTCTCCGTGTTTTTTGATTAACTCTTGCTTTAAGGCTTCGCAAGCTTCTTTTTCTGCTACAACTTTTTTAGCTAAATCGTTTAACCAGTATTTTGTAGTCATTTTGATCTTTTCTGCAGCAAGTCCTTTTGAAGTAACTTCTCCAGTTTGAGGGTTCGTAACACCGTTTAATTCAGCTTCAAGATTGTAAAATTCGTAAAGCTTTAACGTAGTTTTTTCCATATATTATTTAGATTTTTTTGTTGCTGACTTCTTAGAAGCTACTTTTGTTGCAGGCTTTTTAGTTTTAACTTGCTTAGTTGCTTCTTTAGCTTGTTTTACTACTTCATTCTTAGGAGCTACTTCAGCGGCTTTTTCTACCACTTCTTTAACCTCTTCAATTGCAGGAGCTACAGCGTCTTCAACTTGATTTACTAATTTAGTTAGTTTGCCTTTGTTTAATAGAATAGCAACTGCTACTGCTACTAATACGATAATGATTCCGAATAACATAAGTTTTTAATTTTTGTTTGTTGTATATAAATATATAAGAATTTACTAAAAAATCTTTTAAGTAATATAAAGTTGCTTATTAACATCCAAACGTAAATGCTCCTACTACTCCGCTATTGATTGCGTATACGTTGAAATTATTGTCTGCCGCGTATGGATCCGCTACAACACTAGTTAAGTTTATGTTTTCGTATAAAGTTACTCCTTCAATAAAGCCAAATCCAAATGTATTGTAATCGCTTTGAGCTTGCGCATCCGCTACGTAGACTGTTGGTTGTCCCAAACCTGCGCACGCAGATGATATTGAACTTCCTCTACCGTAAACATTAATAGCAAATCCTTGTGCAGGTGGTGTAGAGCTAGGAGTAGGCGATGGTGTAACAGGCGGAGTAGGACTTGGTGTTCTAGTAGGCGTTACCGAAGGCGTTCTACTAGGTGTAGGACTCGGAGTAGCTGAAGCGGACGGCGTTCTTGTTACCGATACACTTGGAGTTACCGATGCGCTAGGCGTTACAGATGCACTAGGAGTTACAGATGCACTAGGAGTAACTGATGCAGACGGTGTTCTTGTAGGTGTTATCGAAACGCTTGGTGTAACAGATACACTTGGTGTAACTGATGCCGATGGTGTTCTTGTAGGCGTTATCGATACGGATGGAGTTACTGATACGCTAGGAGTAACCGAAGCAGAAGGCGTTCTTGTAGGTGTAACTGTTACAGAAGGCGTTACAGATATGCTTGGCGTTACAGATATACTCGCTGTAACAGATACGCTTGGTGTTCTAGTTATAGAAACGCTAGGCGTTGCACTTATTGTAATGCTAGGTGTAACTGATACACTAGGAGTTGTTGAAACTGTTACGCTAGGCGTAATAGAAACACTAGGTGTAGCAGATATCGAAATACTAGGCGTTACGCTTACGCTTGGTGTTGCGCTTATAGTTATGCTTGGAGTTACAGATACAGTAATGCTAGGTGTTACTGATACACTAGCGGTAACACTTATTGATGGAGTTACCGATACACTTGGAGTAACTGAAGCACTAGGCGTAGAAGTAGGCGTAATTAAAGGAGCACTTACGCTAGTAGATGGAGTTACAGAAATACTTGGTGTTACTGATACACTTGGAGTAGCCGATATGCTCGTAGAAGCTGTAACGGACACTGAAGGAGTAGCTGATACAGAGGCAGTAACTGATACAGAAGGAGTAGTCGTTGGAGTAGTCGATACAGACGGTGTGCTAGTTGGAGTAACTGGTACACTGGAAGAAATACTTGGTGTAACGGATACGCTTGGAGTAACTGAAATGCTTGGCGTAACGGATACACTTGTTGTAATAGAAGGTGTAACCGAAGGAGTTATTGAGTTACTTGGAGTAATAGATACGCTTGGTGTAGCGCTTGGAGGTGGTGGTACATAAGTGCTTACTTGTATTATGTCGATTCCTCCGCCAGCTCCTGTGTCTACCAGTGCAACATTTCCTCCCCCATTTCTATTTAGTATTTCTATTGGCATGCAGTACTATATTAACCCTCTAATAATTATACTG